AATGTCTGACAGACTGCGTAACAATGTAATAGCTGGGTTTATAGTTGTAGCTTTTTGGATAGTGTTTGTATTGCCAGTAATGGCTGCTGACCCTATTGTTACAAACAGTACAAGTAATAGCACAGTAACTACAAGTACAGATGCTAAGAGTACAATAAGGACAAACCCACCTAGTGCAATTAGTCCGAGCATTAACGCAAGTAATAGTGACTTATGTATGGTAGGAGTTAGTGGAGCAGTACAGACACAGATACTAGGTATTAGCACAGGACAGGCTTACTCAGATGAAAACTGTATGAGATTAAAGAATGCTAAAGTATTATATGATATGGGTATGAAAGTAGCAGCAGTTGCTTTAATGTGCCAAACGAGGTCGGTGTTTGACGCAATGCGTTTTGCCGGAACTCCCTGCCCGATTTATTCACCCACTACAGGTGAAGGGTTAATAGGACAAGAAGCTACAGCAGAGTGGAGGTTGAATCCTAAAAAGATTCCAAAGAAAGAACCTGCTTCTAATATGAATAGAGGAGTGTTCCTTGAGAAATTGGTTAGTGGCATTATTGGTGTTATGCTCCTCGCTATCCTCGTTATCTGACCCAGAGATAATTGAGCATCAGATAGCAGATGATGGATGGGTTGAAGTGCCTCTTGACTTTACTTTTCCTTTTTATGGAAATAGTTATGTCACTAGTTTTATGTTTAGTAACGGTGTTGTGGGGTTTCTTGACCCTCTTGATGTACCCGGTACTGGTTATGTATATGATGGTTTGTGTTGTCACGGACAAGACCTAAGTTCATTTACAGGTGTGAGATTTAATTACACCATAATGCCTTGGAACACAGATTTAATAGACACAGGTATAGGTAAGTTTTACACACAAGGTGACTCCACATTTCAAAAGTATATGTGGGAAAATTTATCAGAGTATTACAACAGAAACACAAGTAATACATTTGACCTGACAATATACCCAATGGGTAACATAGATGTAAACTATGAGCAGGTACAAATAAATAACCACGCAGTAACAGTAGCAGTAGTAGGAGATTTAAGTCAAGGTGAGTACGAACAGTGGTTCTATAATCATCCGACAAGTGGAGCAATCTTTTGGAACAGTCAACAAGATGACCCAGTAGAAATAGCAAATGGAGAAAGCGTATGCAATGTAATACCAGACAGTCATATCAGTTGTTTATACTATCCACAAGTCTATGCTGACAATGTGTATAATCAACAATGTGCATTGGACCCTTTGTATGATTACGGATGTGATGGCTGGGACGATGCTTACATAGAAGAATATGTTGAGGAAGATGTGCCAGAAGTTTGGGAAGATAATGAAGAAGATGTTGAAGCAGTATATGTTTTAGAAGAGCCAGAGGTTTTTCAAATAATAGAGATAGAAGCATTAGATGATTACACTTTAATTTCTACTACATTAGAAGAAGCAATACCAGAGATGGAAGTATTGTTTGAAGAAATGGCACAAGAGGAACTAATAGAAGAATTAGAGGCAGAGTTAGAAGAGTTTTTAGAACCTGAACCAACTGAAGAGGAGCTTGATGAACCTGAGCCAGAGCCAGAGAATGAATCGGTTGAGGATGATGAGCCAACAGAAGATGAGCCAGTTGAGGAACAGGAAGAAAGTATTGAAAAGCCTGAGCCAGAAGAAACAAAAGCTGAAGTTGTAGAGCAACCAGTACTAAAAAAAGTAGCTAAGAAAGCAAGTAAGAAAGATAAGATGCGTGAGATTATTAGTAACAAGTTAAAGAATCTTGCAACAGAGATGGGAGAAGCTGCATCACTAGAAGAGCAGCAAAAACTACAAAGTTTAATACTTGCACTCTTAAACTTTAATGCTGGCTTTAATACTTATAATACACAACTACTTATTGATGGTGTATTTTATAAAGATAAAGGAATATATTTAGACAAAGACATACCAGATAATCAAAGAGGTTTAAGGAATGGACTAGCTAATGAAATACTACATAACAAACTTATGGATTTACAATGGCAGAAATAGAATATCAAGGAGTTAAAGTAGGCGGTAGTAAATTGCTTCTTGTTATACCATTATTAAGTATGATTGGTGGAGGTGCTTGGGCAGGGTTTGAATTATACAATGAATTTAGAGTTCTTAAAGCTACTGTTATGGAATACCAACCGCCTGACATTACTGGTATACAACAAGACATAGCTGTTATAGAAGAAACTTTAGTAAGTGTAAGTGAGTCAGTTGAACAAGCTAAAGATTACACTAGGTCTATAAAGAATGATTTAAAAGATGACTTAGCTAGGCAAGAAAATTTAATGGAACGATTAGAAGACAAAGTTAATAACTCACAAGATGAAATAGATGAGACTATTGATGTAGCTGGTGAAAGATTTGATGCCAGAAGAGATGCTCTTTATTCTGATACAGATAGAAAGATTAAAGAGTTAGAAGAAAGGCTTAGTAGTAAGCTACAAAGAGCCTTAGATAACCCACTAGCAAACTAGGAGAATAATATGCCATACGGAACAGGAACATACGGAAGTAAAAGAGGTAGACCGCCTATGAAAAAAACAGCTAAAAAGAAAGCAGCTAAAAAAAGTAAGAAGTAATGGCTGATTCAAGGCTTAAAAAGGCAGGAGTATCTGGGTATAACAAGCCTAAGCGTACTCCTAACCATAAAACTAAGAGTCATGTAGTAGTAGCTAAGTCAGGCGGAAAGGTAAAAACTATTAGATATGGACAGCAAGGAGTATCTGGAGCTGGTAAGAATCCTACTACAGCAGCACAGAAAGCTAGGCGTAAGTCTTTTAAAGCTAGACATGCTAAAAATATAGCTAAAGGTCCAATGAGTGCTGCTTACTGGGCAAATAAGAGTAAGTGGTAATGGAAGATAAAAGAGTACAGCTGCAATTAGATAAGCATTCTTCTCAAATAGCTAAACTTTTTAGTAAGATTGATGACACTAATGCTAAGATACAAAAGATATTTAACATATTGAATCAAATTAGATACTTTATATATGGTGGTTTTGCTTACTTTATAGCTTCTGAGGTAGGGATGTTTAATTTATTGAGGTTAGTAGCATGATAGGATTTTTAACTAATATAGCACCAATAGCTTTAGGCTTTGTTGCTAAGTTGTTTGCTTTAAAAAGTCAAGCAGCACAAGAACAACAGAAGCTAATGATACAATCACTACAAGTCCGTAATGATTCTATTAATATGGCTAGAGATAGAGCAGATAAAGAAAGTCCAGTAGCTGCTATGAATAGAAGAATTATTATTTTAGTTATACTAGCTTTAATAATCTTTACACAAATAGCTCCTGTGTTTTTTAATGTACCTACAGTAATACCTACTGTAATTGAAGGAGCTAGTTTACTAGGTTTACAGCTAACGCCTGATACAATAGACTATGTAACTGTACAAGCAGGTGCTGTATTAAAGTTTGATGAAGTATTCCAATGGGCAACGATGATAATAGAGTTCTACTTCGGTGCGCAATTAGCTAAGGGGAAATAAATGACATTTAGAGAAGTAATAAACGAAGTATTAATAAGGTTAAGAGAAACTCCTATTACTTCTGATTGGAGTGGAGCTATTAATGATAGCACTACAGTATCTGATTACTATAAAGTTATAGGTGCTTTAGTTAATGATTCTAAAAGAAGTATAGAGTCTTACCATGATTGGCAAATACTTAGAGAAACTGTTAATATATCTACAGTAGCTGGTACTAAAAACTATAACTTAAGTTCTGGACAAGAATTTAAGATACTAGATGTAGTTAATAATACTACAGGTAATGAGCTAGTACAAGTAAGCAGAGCTTACCTTAATAGAGAAAGATATCCTACAGCTTCTACAGGCGAGCCTTACTACTACGGTTTTAATGGAGCAGATAGCTCTAATAATCTTAAAGTAGATTTATCACCTACTCCTAGTAAAGCAGAAACTATTTCTTTTGATATGGTTAAGTATCAAGATGTTTTAACATTAGCTGCTACTACAGTAAAGATACCTACAAAGCCTTTAATACTAGGAGCTTATGCTAGAGCTTTATCAGAGCGTGGTGAAGATGGAGGAACACAATCATCTATAGCTGCTACAGAAGCTAGTACTTCTATTGCTCAAGCTATTATGATGGATAGTGGTAATACTCAATTTGAGTCTGATTGGTTTATGGGGAATATGCACTAATGGCTAAACAACTAGCTTTTCAACCTTTAACTAACTTAGGTGTTAATGGGTTAAATACTCAATATAACGCAGCTACTTTAGACCCTTCTTTTCTTACATCTGCTGACAATGTAATGATTAGAGAATCTGGTAGAATATCTTTTAGAAAAGGTTTTAAACAAAAAGTAGTTCCTACTGGCACAGCTATAGGTTCTATGGTGGAGCATAATGATTCTGGTACTAATAAAATATTTGCTAGTCACGGTACTTCTATTTACACAGTTGACTTTTCATCTCCTAATGCTGCTTTTCCTAGTAGTGGTGCTGATGTTAAGCATACCGTTGCTAACAGTACAGGTAATTGGCAATTTATAAACTTTAATGAAAGGCTACATTGTTTCCATTCGGGTATAGTACCTCAAAGATATGATGGTGCTTTAAGTGCTGGCTCTAAATGGGCAGCTTTTAACAACAGTACTAAACCTTCAGGTGTAACTACATTTGACCCTAGTTGTGGTATGGGTTTTTATGGTAGAATGTTTGTAGGAGGAGTAACTGAAAATAAAGCTGTCATGTATTACTCTGCTTTACTAGATGGAGATGATTATACAGGTACAGGTTCAGGTTTATTAGACTTAAAGAAAGTTTGGGACAATGATGAGATAGTAAACATAGCTCCTTTCTTTGGACAGTTGGTTATATTTGGTAAAAACAATATAGCTATATATGATACTCCTGATGATGTAGCTAATATGTCATTAAATGAGGTTATTAGTGGTGTAGGTTTAGTTAATAGAGATTCAGTACAAGCAGTAGGAGATGATTTAGTATTCTTATCAGCTACAGGACTGCGTTCTCTTATGCGTACTACTGAAAAAGATAAAGTACCTTTAACTGACTATAGTATAAACATTAAAGATACTTTAATAAGAAACATAGGTGTTAGCTCTAATGTAAAATCAGTTTATTTAGAAGGGGAAGGTGTCTATATCTTAAGTTTTGTAGACAACAACATAACTTATGTGTTTGATTTTAAACAGTTTACACCTAATACAGCACCTCGAATAACAACTTGGTCATTTACTGGTGATAGAGAACCTGCTAGTATGATTGATACTGAGCTGTATAGTGGTTTATTAATAGGACAAAAAGATGGAAGCATTGCAGGTTATGAAGGTTATTTTGATGTGGATTTGGCGTGGGTTAATAATGCAGCCAGCTATACTAATGCTGCTATTACTGCTGATGTGTCTTCTATATGGATACCGTTAGGAGAAGGTGTAACTTCTGCTATTCTTAAAAGACTAAGAATGGTATTACAAGGAGGTTCTGGAGCAGTTTTAGGTGTAAAGTGGTATAAAGATTATAGTATTAATCCTTCTGCTATAACTCAAATAAGTTTAAATCCTGTTACAACAGGTACTATAGCTTTATATGGAGCTGCTTCTTCCTTATATGGAGCTGCAAAATATACACCTATATATGGATTACAAGAATATCAGACTGCTTTAACAGGTAGTGCTAAACATCTTAAATTAAATTTAAGTATTGTAAGCAACGGCTACGATACTTCTATTCAAGATTTATCAATTATATCTTTACAAGGGAAAATACGATGAGTGATTATACATTAGCAGTAAATTGGAGTGGTAAGGATGCTTTGTCTGATAGTGATGCTGGCAAAGTAATATCTGGAGCTGACTTTAATACTGAATTTACAACAGTAAGAACAGCAGTTAATTCTAAACAAGATGTTAACGGAGATGCCGGAGAAGATTTTGCTATGAATAATGGCACAGTGGCAGGTACTTTAACAATTACTGGTGTTCCAACTGGACCTACACAGTCAGCAGGTAACAATACTACTAGATTAGCTACTACAGCATTTGTTCAAGGTGAAAAAGCAAGTCCAACATTTACTGGTACTCCTGTTGCACCAACAGCAGCTACTGCTACAAATACAACACAGATAGCTACAACAGCTTTTGTTCAAGCAAATACACCTAATGCTTCACAAACAGTATTTGGTATGGCTAAGATTTGGACATCTGGTGGTGACTTATATATAGCTACATCATAATGACAACAGAACAAATATCTAGTTGTTATGAAGGATTGTGTAAAGTTGTTGACAACATCAACGCAGGTAAGCCAGATAATATGGCACAAGCTAGTTGGAATATACATAAATCAATCAATATAGAATGGTTAAAAGGAATTGTAACTGCTGATTTTTGGACAGATGAAGATTTAACAGCAGCAAATAGTTTAATAGGATAAGTATGGCAGGAGATATTTACTTTAATGGAAGTGCTTTAACAGGACAACACGATGTCAAGTTAAATGGTACTGATATGGATAATGTGTATCTTAATGGCACTAAGATATGGACTAGACATCCTTATCCAATAGGAACAGATATATTTACTGTTAGTTTTGGAGCAGGTGGTAACTGTGATAGTTTTATTAGTTCTACTTATTCTACATACCCATTAGCTTTTGCTTCACAACCATCTTACACATCTGGAAGTAGTGGTTCATTAGACAAAACTTGTGGATTCACTTTAGCAGATGGATTTTATGTTTCATATTACAATCAAGATGAACTTGGTACAGATTCAGATGGTGTAGGAGCAAGTAATACAGGTGGTGTTTATTCAATATATATTGGTGGAACAGTATCAGGTTTAACTAGAAGTTCTGGAGGTGGCTCATTAAGTGTAGCTGGTTCTGGGAATAACGGACACTCATTTAAAGTAACATACTCAGGACAATAGGAGAAAGAAATGTCAGCATTTAATTTAATCGCAGGAGCTATAAGCGCAGCTTTAGGAGCTAAAGGAGCCTCTAAATCAGCAGCAGAAAATCAAGCAGGTCAAGAGGCAGCAGCTAAATATGCAATGGAAGGCTCTTATCCTTATGATGTAGCCGGCTCTTTAGGCGGAGCTAAGTTTGATAAAGATGGAAAGGTAGTAGGCTTAGGTTTATCAGACCCTTTTGACAAACAACAGAAAGGGTTTTTAACCTCCGCTGAAGCTAATAGAGGTTATTTACAAGGTATAGAAGCTGACCCCTTAACAGCAGAAAATAGATATTATGACCAGCAAATGGCTTTACTTGCTCCGGGACAAGAAGCAGATAGAGACACTTTAGATGCTCAATTAGTAGCTAGAGGTATGCTAGGCTCTACTGGTGGTATGGGACAAATGCAAGCATTAAGAGAGTCACAGGGTACTACTAATCTACAAGTTAGACAATCAGCTAGTGATAGAGTACAAGATATGATAGATAGGTATAGAGGTAGGATTAATGAAGATGTGTCTGGAGCTGCGCAGCTAGGACAGCTTCCTTTAGATTACGCTAAATTAGGTGTAGATACAGGACGCATGTTAAGCGATGCTGCTATCATGGGTTCTAGGTATTTATCTGGAGCTGCTTTAACTAATGCTAATGCTACGGCAGGAAGGTACGGTGGTTTTTCAAATGCTATGAATAGTTTTAAAGGTATGGGTGGAAGACAAGATGGATATGCTTGGGGTACTAAAGCAAATCAAACGCAGTATGGCGGAGCTGGTCCAACAACAGCTAAGCAAGCTTCATATCTTAGCAAGAATGTATACAGTCGTTTATAAGGAGAATAGATAATGGGAATGTTTGATTTTAACCCTAACGATGTAAGTGTAGCTACTTCAGAAGGTTACACAAGTGCGCCTATGCAGTTAGCTTTTTCAAGCGCAGGAATGCTAGGTAAAAACTTAGGTAAATTAGCAGGCTTTAAAGATGAAGAAGACTTACTAAAGGAAATATACGATACTTCTGATTTTTCTACTAAAGAAGGAAGAGAAGAAGCTATAGCAAGAGTCAGGCAAGTTAATCCTGAAGCTGCTGCTGAGTTGTCAACACAAATATTACAGAGTGAACAAGCAGAAGCTAACATTGTAAACACAGAAATACAAGTAGAAAACGCTAAACTAGAAAGAGCGCAGACTATTTATGGACCAGCGTTAGTAAGAAAGTTTGAAACAGATGTAAGTGTTAATGGACAACGCTCAGCTATACATACTTTTTTAACTCAAGAAAGAGTTAACTTTAAACCTAATAAAGTACTTACAATGATAGATGCTATTAAAGTTCTTGAAAATGAAATTGGTAAAAAAGGTGCAAGTAGTTATATTACAGCTCTAAAAGCCTATGTAGGAAGTAAACAAGATTTCTATGTAAAGCAAGGTGTATATGAAAAAGCAGGTTTAGTATTAGACACTTCAGATGATGTTAATACAGTAGCTCCTATACCAAATGCAGATTTAATAGATACTGGAACTAGCACTAAAACTACACCTCAGTATGTAGAGAAAGAAATAGATGCTAATGATAGTGACTTTACAAAAGGATACAAAAGAAACAGAGCTAAGTCTGAAATTAGACAAGTATTAGGACAAGTTAGAAATAGTTTAGTTGATTTAATGCCAGAAATGTTTATGAGTCAAACTGACAAAACTTATGAAAATGCTGAAGATGCTGTAGGTGATTGGATAGGCGGACAAGTAGGAGATTCATCGGCTGCTGAATGGTTTTTAACACAACCTCCTGAAGAGTTAATGAAGTTTAGAAGTAATCCTGTAGAGTACTATAAAAAGAATAGAGCTAAGATAGAAGGCAGTACTACTTATGATGGTGTTAACAATGCAGATTTATTTGCAAGCATTCCTTACGATTTAGATAGCTAAATGGCTTATAGAACAGTAGCAGAAAGAGAGGCACAGTTTGAAGCTGAGATGGCTCGCTATTTACCTGAAGATAATTCAGGTTTTGCTGGTGGTTTTATTAGTGGACATAATAGTGTAGGTTCTTGGTTTACTTCTGGCTTGTCTGGTATTTTAGCAAGCAAAGGTGCTAGTGATAGTAGTCAAAAGAAATGGTATGTACAAAGAAACGGTATTCAATTTGGAAAGAATGAATTAGATAAAGCTATAGCTGAGTATGAAGAGCTAGCTAAACATAGGAAATTAACTGAGTTAGAAAGTACAGATTTAAAAGAGATGGTAAATAGAAATACTATCTTGACTAGAGATTTACAACATGTCTATGATACTAAAGGTGGAGATTTAGATGCTGTTATAGATAAAGATGGTAAAAGTTTTAATCAAAGATGGGGTGTTGATACTGAAGATGAAGCAGCATTAGGTGCTTTAATAGAACTCTTTAAACAAAACCCTTCTTATGTAGGTGGTGTATTTACAGCAGAGATTATAAAAGATTTACCTATAACTCTTTTAGCTTTACTAGCTTCTCCTTTTACAGGAGGCAGCTCAGGAGCAGCTCAAGGTGGTAAGATAGTAGCTACTACTCTTAATAAGCTAAACAATATACAACCTGCTGCGCTTAGAGGATTAGCTAAGGTAGGTACAGGAGTTGCTGGCGGTTCGGCTATAGGTGCTGGCTATGAAGCTGCTTATAGTAAACTTAATCAAGGTAGTGTTAAAGGTAATCAAGTTAAAGCCGGTGCAGCTTTTGGTGCTGGCTTTGGTGTGTTAGCTGGACTAGGTATTTTAGGTAGGACTAGTAAAGATTTAAAAGCTAAACAAGCACAAGAGTTGCAGATAAAAAGAGGTAAAGCTGGTGGTGATAGAATTGATTACAAATCAATGGTTCAGGAAGCACAAAAGAAAACCCCTACTGAGCCTGCTACTAAAGAATTTGCCTCTGAAGCAGTAGATGCTTTATACCCTGCTCAGGAAATTAATAGAGTTAAAAAAGCAGCACATAAGATTTATACTGAGCATGACACTCGTATTTTCCCTGAGTTAAAAGATGGTGTGGAGTATAGAGTTGTTACACTTGCTCAGGCTAAAGCTGCAAAACTACCTAATGTTAGAGATGATGTACCTGTACAGTCTATTGTTAAAGACAATGTTAGTCATATAGTTTGGCAGGAAGGAAAGATAAGTAAAGAATTTAAAGACTTTTATAAAAACTATGAGAATATATTAGGAGAGTCTTTTAAAGATATAACACCTAGTCAGCACTTATTTCTTAGAGACGAGAATAGTTATAGAAGTTATTTAATGGCTGCTGAGTTAGCTAAAGTAAAACAAAGATTAAAACCAGAGCCTCAAGCTAGAACTGCTGATGAAGCTATTAGTATGAAAGAAAACGATGCTAATGACATGGCGTTAAATGAGCTTGAAAGAGCTTATGAGCAAGTAGAAGCAGAAGGTATGACTACTAGTAATAGACAAGTAGATGAGCTAGTAGAAGAGCTTAAAGCTAGTAGAACTACACCTGATGATATAGATGTAAATACAACACCGAGTATTGTCAACAGAGGTATGACTTGGTTAGAAGACAATCCTAGGAAAAAGCTAGGAATAGCTGCTGGATTGGCTGGAGGTGCTTACGCAGTCGCTGACAAGGAAGAAGAAGAACCTTTACAGCAAGCATTAGCTGTAGGATTAGGCGTAGCACTTGGACCTAAAGGATATAAGCTGCTTAAAGGTAAGACTATAAATACTACTACTGCTAGGATTAAGGCTCAGATAGCTGAAGGATTAGAAATAGATGCTGAGCAAGCTAAAGTATGGGAAACGCAAGCACAAGTAATTATAAGTCAGCTAGATAAGTTTACAGATGCTCAAGTAAGAACTATTATTAATAGCATAGAAGGAGTAGACTCAGCTAGTATTAATATAACTAGTGATATGAGAAAAGCTAGGAATGAAATTAAACAACTGTTAGATGAGATAGGTAAACAAGCAGTTGACTCTGGACTTATAGCTAATAAAGATGGAGTAATGAAGTTAAGTATGAAAGGTATGGACTCTTCATCCAGAGGTGCGTTCTTAAACAACTACTTTCCTCATCTATTCCGCAATATGGATAAACTAACTGATGATGATTTAACTATCATACTAGGTAAACTTAACGATGGAAGTGCTACTAAAAGAAACATAGAAGGTACTCTTGCTGACATACAAGACATGATAGATAGTGGTAGATTAACTACTGGATTAACACTACTTAGTCCTAAAGAAGCTATCAATGTATACATACAAGGTATGTCTAGAGCTATTATAGGTAGAAATGCTTTAAATAGTATGGAGAAAATGGACTTAGGTTTTGCTCCTAACAGAAACGATATATCATTACCTGCTTTATTAAAGGAAGCAGACTTTGAATTACTTAAAGGTGCTGGTAAATTAAGCGACCAAGAAATGACTCACTATAGAACCTTTGACCATCCTGCTTTAAAAGGTTATTTAGCGCATAACAATATTCATCATGTACTAGATGATTTCTTTGCTATAAGACATAGAGGAAACATAGGAGATATGGCAGAAAGAGTACTTAAACTTAACAATGCTTTAAAGCGTGTGTTTGTATTTGGTTCTTTGTTCCACGCACAAGCACTACTTATGTCTGGTGTTTACTCTTTAGGTTTAGCTGGAGCTTTGAAAGGAGCTTTTAAAGTAGGTAGAAACAAAATAACAAAAGATGTAACATGGGCAGACATGCAGCTAGGTGAGACTAAGTTTATAGACTTAGCTAAAGAAGCTATAGCAGATGGTTTACAGATTGTTAATATTAAAAGACAAGAGTTAGTCAACCCCGGTAAAGCGCAGATAGATGCTTTTCTACCTAAGCTAGGAAGAGGAGGAGATATAATGATGGGTGCTTTTAATAAGATAGATACTGTAACATGGGAGTATTTACATGATAGATTTAAGTTAGCTGTTTATTTAAAGCAGAAAGAAAAGATGTTAGATGCTGGTATTGAACCTAAACTAGCTGGACAGAAAGCTTCTGAATTTGCTAATGATGCGTTTGGTTCTTTAGACTGGAATAACTTTGCTACTAGATTGTATAGATATGCAGCAAAGAACCCTAATAGATTAAGAAGTAAAGCTGCTAATAGATTAGCTCAGTTAATACCTGTTAATAAAAGAAGGTGGTTAAACTTAGGATTGTTTGCACCTGACTGGACTGTATCTAATATTAGGATTGTGTATAAAACAATGACTGGTTTTCCTAACATGAGTAAAGCAGTTGCTAAAAGAATACAGAAAGGTAATTGGGATTTTGACCCTGAAGCTAAAGCTGCTGTTAAAGCATGGAATGCTTATGCTGCTTATAGTGTTAAAGCAGGTATGTATACTTCAGCTATGTGGTGGGCGTTGACTTCAATGTTTAGTGATGAAGAAGCTACTATGGAAAACTTATGGGATTTCTGGAGCAGTGAAAATAGTGGTAGATTAGACTTAGGTAATGGAGAGACTATGGTTATATCTAAACAGATTGCAGAGCCTATACATTGGGCGCAACATCCAATGCACACTTTTATGAACAAGACAAGTGTTGTACCTAAGACAGCATTAGAACTTATGTTTAATAAACAATGGTTCTCACTTAAACAAGGTATGCCACTTGGTCCAAGACTAGTAGATGAAGATGGTACACAACACTATGCTAAGTGGATACTAGGAAAGACTATACCTATTGTAGGTAAGTCTGTACTAGATGAAGACTTAGATTGGCAAGAAAGATTTGAAAGAACATTCACGGGTTTCTTTGGATTCCCACAATACGGAGACCCCGAAGATAACAGGAGATAATTATGTACACTTATGCTAACGGTAATGAATATACAGGAGCAGTCCAATTTATAAATGGAGTTGCTCATGATGCTGCTGGGCAGCCACTTGTTTATACAGAAATAGCAAGTTTTGGTTTAGAAGCAGGCAATGAAAGTGGTAAGATGCAAGCAGCAGGGGAAGCTGAACAAGGAACAAGAACAGAATCTGAAATGTTTGGATTAGATTTATCACCTAATTTGAGAGATGAAGGCTCTGGTTTCTTTAAAACATTATTTACAGCAGGTAGTAATTTAAGCACAGATGCTATACAAGAGTTGGATTATATAGCACAAGCAGTAGCTAATCCTATAGATACTGGTGAGGCTGTACTTAGAGTGTTAGCTGGTTATTCACAAAAGGCATTGCCTGATTCGTGGGAACAATATCTCCCTGAAGACTGGGCAACTAACAAGATGTATGCTAATGCTATTAATGAGTACTATGCTGATAAGTATGGAAGCTTAGAGCAAGCTGCTGATTCTTTTGCTGAACAACCTGTTAGTGTAGCATTAGATGCTTTAGCAGTTAAAGCTTTAATGACTGCAATATCTAAACAAGCAACTACAAGAAGTGCAACTACTACTAAGATGGCTGAGACAGCTAAAGGTACAGTATTAGAAAGTGAGCTTGCAGCTAGAGCAGCAACTGAATTAAAAGTAGCACAAGAATTAGAAAGAACTGTTAAGTATGAAGGTAAGTTAGTATACGATGAAGCTTTAGGTGCTTATGTACCTGAGTCAAGTGTTGTTAAACCTAAGATAGACGCAGCAGAAGCTGCTCCTATTATAGCTAAGATTGATGAAGCAAAACCTACGCTAAACAATGGACCAGATGGACTAAATGACACTTCTAAATCAGGTGCAATATTAGGCATTAGTGATGAAGGTAATGCTCTCTTAGCAGCAGACCTTAATAAAGGTATGATGACAGCTACTAGAAATCAAGAAGTTTCTCCTGCTTTAGCTGCTGAGGCTGCTAATGCTTCTAAGCTTGCTAATAGTGTTAGAGTAACTTCTGATGATATAGCATACTATCAGATGTTAAAAGAAGCTGAAGCTAGAGGCGGTGACTTTGAAGGAATGGCTGGATATTTAGAGCCGGAACAATTGCGTGCTTTAGAAGCAGCTACTGGAACTTCTGTATTAGATAATGGAACTCCTCGTTTTAATGACCCTGATTTACCATTTAATAATAAACAACGCATGGATGACGATGCTGCTATGGCTGCTGCTACTCAAGCTGACTTGTTTGAAAACGGTAGTGCTGCTGCTTATGAAGCATATCAAGCCAGTCAATTAGCTAACAGAGCTGCTCAGACTAGTGCTGTAGCCACTACTGTACCTAAAGGTATGATGACTAGTAAAGTATCTGGACCTATAGCAAGAACTAAAGATATAGATATACCAGTTGTTGCTCCTAGAACATTAACTAATAAAGTAGATGGACCTATATCAAGAACTAAAGATATAGATATACCACCTCCTAGAGAAACTGTAATTAAACCTGCTAATGTATTACCTGTTGTACAAAGAGTTGGAAGTGCTGCTAATCAATTAGTAGGAGATAGAGATATAGATGGTTCTCTTATACCTATTGCACCAGACAAAGGTATTGATTTAATTGCAGACGAACCTTTAGCTATAAAATCTAAGTATAAAGACATGCCTCCTTATGAGAAGTCTATAGATAATAGAGATATTAGCGGTGGTAAAGATAAAGCAAATACAAAACCGGGATGGTTTCAAGGTAGTTCTGTAGAAGGTACTGATGATGGTAACTACTGGAGCGCAGACTTTGAAGATGAGCATTGGAATACACCTGCTGGTGTACAAGAAGCTATTGGTATATGGGGTAGACCAATAGGTAATAAGATTGGAAATCCTATTGAATGGAGTTGGAACTAATGGCAATGAATACTTATATAAATGCTTTACTAGGAGTTAAGCAGAATGTTAGACCTTCTACTTCTATTAATATAGCTAAAGGAATTGGTATGTTAGCCAGACGAACTCCTTATGGAATGGCTGCTGGATTAGCTGCTTATGGAGGTAAGAAAGCTTATGATTATTTTACTGAAAATGAAGAAGAGATAGAACCTACACCTTCTAGAGAAGCTTATCTAGCTACTCTTCATAATAAATTTAGTGATGAAGAGTTAAAAAGTTTTCAAAGTTACTACAATGAAGAAAGAAAATCTAATGAAAGTAACTGGAGATAACTAGCTAAAGGGTGACATTGGTGGGCGAGGTGGATGTCTTTCCTCTTCCTTCTCCTTCATAGTTTACACACTCCATCTTCACAATCATCTGGACCAGTAGTAATTATATATTCATCTGACCTACCTGCTGTAGTAGTGGTAGGTAATCTCCCTAAGTTAGCACATGTGAATTGATGAAGCAGGTTATCATCATCTCGTAGTTCACATCTTTTAGCATATATATTGTAGGCATCTTCAAACTTTAAACTTAATACTTTCGCTCTCTCTGCGTAATCTTCTGCTAATCTTCTTATAATCTCTTGCCTACCTGCTTGTGTCATAACTCATCTCCATTTAATTCGATAACTACATAGCTATCTTCCATATCATCATCACCAAAACTCGTGGTGAATCCTCTAACATAGTCATAACTATCATCGGCTATCACTTCATGCTCTACCAGCGCGTCCATTAGGAACTTGTGTACAGGAAATGTATAGTTATCTATGTCTTTCTTTCTCTTTCCTTTAAAGAATAGAATATACTTAGGTGTGAGGTTCTTAAACTTAGGTAGAACCTTTACCCACTCTTCTACTTCTTTGTGATAATCTTGCTTTACCTTGTTCAGACTAAGGTAGTGCATGTTTCTATAGATGTTCATACTAAACAGATTAGTACGCTTCTTCTTTCCTCTGCCCTTACTATAGGTAGGCAGCTTTATTACAGCTTTGTAAACCATACCTCCTCCTAAAAAAAGGGGTTCTCATACAGACGAAACCCCCAGTCTTATCTCACTAACCTACCCAACCAAGCACTAAGGCTACGATTACTATACCTAAAAATACTGTAAGTGATTTGTTAGCCAGTACTTGCTCTATCATTTCTTTCATATCTACTCCTTGTCAAAGTAATTATAAACTTCAGCTACCTTCGGGTAATTAACTACATCGACTAAGAACCTAGGTCCAGTTGAATAAGCGAACACCTTCATGTTTGGAAAACAATGTTGTTTAAACACACAGTAGCTGCACTCCATAGCAAGCTTTGTGTTGCCTGACTTACCATCAGGTACTAACTCATAGCATTGCTCTGGTCTTTCCTCTCTCTCCACTACTTCTTTGAGATGTTCTATCTGTACTTCAATAGGTTCGTCATGCTCAAAGTTTTCAAAGTGGGTACACAAGTGACCGTTGGTTTTATCTATTACTAACCAACCTCCATCTTGTACACCGAGAGAAGCAGCATAACCACGCAGTTGGTCTATGTAACCAAACGGGTCATCCCATCGTAAGCCTCCTTCTTTGAATTTCTTAAAGCCGAAAGGTGCTGCTGTTTTAACATCAATTAGTTTACCATCAATAACACAGTCCATGCTACCTTTTATTCCAGAAACTTCTGCTTCTGCTTGTTGGTGTGTAACTTCATGTCCAGCTAGTTTAACAAGAGCCAGTACTAACTCTTCTGTAGCATGTCCATACAGGAACTTCATAAGGGTACTAGGCTTCATTTGTTCTTGAGGCATACCTTTGTGTACATACCACAGGAATCTCTCCTTCCTGCCTATGTTAGACATCCGTAAGGTACGCTTGTCTTCTCTTACCTTGAGTACATTATCTCTAAGCAGCGACTTCATAGATTCTCCGAAGTCTTCTATTACTTTATCTACATCTACATTACTATCTGCTTTACTAGAAGACAGTACTCCATACACATCTTCTACTAGTGTGTTTATATTCTTCATTGGTTCTCCTCCAAGAGTGGCATATCCATTTGTAGCTCTATTAGTTTATCTATATACCAACGAGCCTTCCTCAAATCTTGTATCCCTGACTTATCTTTATACCTACATGTATATTTAATAATGTTGCCTTCTATAAAACTAAGCTTCTGGTCTTCGATGAAATCAGTAACTTGTATTTTACCCTTGTTGTAGTACCTAGGATTAATATTATTCATCAGTGTGTTTCCCTCCATGTTGTTCCAATCTTGTAATCACCATCCAAAGGACAGTTTAGTTTAAAGTCTTTACCTGCTCTGCGTACACAATTAACTGCCAAGTCACCGAAGAAAGCTGCTTGTTTCTCTGCTACTTCTACTTGTATCTCGTCATGTATCTGCCCTACTATCTTGTAATCTATCTTGTATACCTGACTAAAATGGTCAAGTAATACAACAGCGCGCTTCATAACGATAGCACCTGCTGATTGGAGGAGGGTATTCAATGCTGCGTGTAAGCTTCGCACATGTAATACCCGACCATCCAAACCTATAAGCGACCCACTATTAGCAGACGCAGTAATTCTAGTTCGTAGTTTCTTAAGAGCTGGTGTATTTTTAAGGAAGTCCGCCTTAAGTCGTTTACCATCCTTAGCTGTTCCTCCGACAACGCTCCCGATTTTGCTATCACCTGCTCCGTATAAGAACGCATAGATGAATGTCTTTGCTTTATCTCTAGTGTCAAGATTTGCAGCTCTTTGATTTGCTGTGTGTATGTCTCCATTAATCACCTCGTTGGTGTAGTCGTCATCGTTCATGTAGTGCGCAAGCATCCTGAGTTCTAAGCCTGACGCATCCATACCTACTAGCTTGTAGCCTTCTGATACTGTAAACAATTCTCTACAGTCTTCACCATAAGGTGAGTAACTAGCAGGTACTTGTGCTAGGTTAGGACTTGAGTGTGTCATCCTACCTGTCACAGCACCACAGGTATTTACCTTACCGTGTATTCTACCTGTGTCATCTACTGCATCTATCCATGCGCTGACTAATCCTAGTCGCTTCTGTAACATTAGGTACTTAGCTATAAGTTTACCTTCAGGTATCTCTATGTTTTCTAGTACAGTCTCTGATACTATAACTGTACCTAGTTCTGTAAACTCTTTAGGTGTCCAGCCAAAGTGCTGTAGGTATCTAGCTATCTGTTGTCTGCTGCCTAAGTTAAACTCTGGGTATATATCATGTCCCCATTCAGTATGTGTATCGTCTTTCCAATGTGCGCCTTTAGCTAGTTGATTCATGTATCTCTTAGAAGGAGTACCATCTTTATTCATACACTTATCACCGGGATGATTAAGCTCCACCCATACAGGTAGTGGTTTAAATACCTTGCGTACTTCATCTTCTGCTATGAACATCTCTTCTTTAATAGAAGCTAGAAGATGAGTAGCTTTGCGTAAGTCAAACTTCCAACCATTCTGTGTTTGCTTATGAGTTATCTGTGCTACTTTATGTTCCATCTCTAGTGCTGGCTTAGACATCTGTTTGCTTGTGAGTAGCCTGTGTAATTTAACAAGGACATTAACATCCTGCTTACAGTACTCACCCATCTCATCTGTATAAGTAGACCAGTCATTGTAATCACCTTTAGGAAAGTTTAATCTAGTACCCCACGCAGCCAAGGAATGCCCTCCTTCCCTACTTGGGTTGTCCAGACGACTCATCACTAGGGTATCTTCTACATCACCCCACCATTCAAAGCCTAGGAGTTTATCTAGAACAGGTAAGTCATAGCCTATAATGTTATGACCTATTAATACCTCAGCATTAATCTCTACTAACCAAGCAGGGAAATACTTAACTCTATCAGGTGTCCAGAACTCAGACACATCTTGTCCAATTACCTTAGCAGCAATACAATGTATAAGCGTAGGGTCTAAGCCATTAGCCTCTATGTCAAATGCTACTTTCATTTTCTTCTCTTCTTTCTTAGTTTATCTCTAGCTATTTTCCTACGCATCAGTCTAGCATTAGGTGGCTTACCGCTTTTTGCTTTTAGTATAATTCCTTTTGCTCCTCTTTTCTTCATGATAGTAACTCCTCTAAGTCTACAACTACTTCAGTTATCCTACCTGTTTCATTATCATAATGTAAATGTCCTGTTTCTCCTGTCTCACCTGTGTATCTGTTCTTAAGTACACGCAGCTTAGTTACATTACGCATCCAGTCATCCTCGTGTTGTTGGTTACGCTCTAGTGCTATGACTATATTAGATAGTTGTGCGATACCTTGGCTACCACGCAAGTGTGTAAGGGATATCTCACCACCTTCTTCATGGGTAACACCTTGCTGTCTACTTAGATGAGAGATAACAAACAAACCTATGTTGGTTTCTACTACTACCTCACGGAGCTGTGTCATTAGCTGGTCTATACTTCTACGCTCATCTATCTTGGTGTCACCTGACATGACTAGGTTTAGATGGTCCAGGATTATCCACTTGATGTTCTGTGCTTTAGCCATAAGCCTGATACGACTGACTATCTTTTCTACTGACAGCTCCTTGCCTTCATACAATGACAAAGCTTCTTCACCATCTTCTCGTTTGAATAGCTTATCAAATGCTGCGGTAGCTTCATGCTCTGGAAAGTTCTGTCTGACTTCATCTAGGTGATAGGGTGTAGACAATTCAATACCTACTAAGCCATCGATAGTACGCTCGGTAGTTTCTTCTAGATGTATGATACCTACCTTGTCTTGTGTAGTAGTAAGCAGGTGATGTTCTAACTCTCTGATAACAGATGACTTACCCATACCTGTACCTGATGTGATTGTAACTAACTCACCTAGTCTAAAGCCTTTGGTCTTTTGATTAAGACATACCCAAGGATAAGGTACTGACTGTACACTTGGTCTACTTATCCAGCTATCTTTTATTTCTGTTGCGCCTACTATATCACTAGGCATATAAGTCTTGGCTCGCCACCAACAGTTCTCTAAGTCTCTGACTAATCCTGCTTGTAGCATGTCGCTGACATCTTTGTAACCATCTGGATAAGACATTATCTTTATCTTATCTGGACTGAATATCTCTAGTGCTTTATCAATAGCTTCTTTACCTGCTTCATCTGCATCGAAAGCAAGTACTATCTTCTCAAAGGAATCAACAAACTCGAATGAATCTTTGAGTGACTTGACTACACTTTGCGCACCATTGCGTAGACTAACTGTTGCCCACTTGCCATTGAACACTTCGGCTAGTGACATACAATCTATCTCGCCTTCTGTAATAGTTAGGTACTTACCTCCTGCATCCCATAAGCATTCACCAAACAAACCTACATCTTTAAAGCTGCCTGTTATATGAAAGCCTTTAGTAGCTACATCTCTTGTCTTCCAAGCTGCAATCCTACATGACTTATCTGTGAATGGGTAGTGGTGTTTGATTACCTGACCGTTAGTTCCATACTCTACCTTGACTTTGTACTTGGTAGCTATTTCTTTGGATATCTTCCTGTCGGTTATGGCTGCGTGTACACCTTCGCTTACTGCTTCTGCGTTCTTCTTGAACCTTGGTTTGTAGCTGGGTGTGCTTTGGTTGTTGTCTGGAAATACATGGTGTGAACAGGCGTAGCAGTGTGCTGCTCCATCTTGGTATACTACTAGGTTATCACCTTTAGTATCACCACCTGCTTCTCTGCATTTTGGACAAGCTTCTCTATGGTCTTCCATTATCCTCCTCCGATAATTATAAGTGGTTACTTAGGGCAACCAATCCCACATACTTTGAGGAGGAGGGAGGCTGGGCATGTGAGCCAGCTACCTCTTCTCCTTTAGTTATACTGGACTTGTATCAAAGAACTGGTCATCAGCTTCTTTCTGTCCTTCGTATCCTTGACCCATTTCTAATAGCAACACACGCTTAGCATATGGAACCATGCCTGCTGTTGGATGCTCTTTAGTTGTGAACTCTACTCTAACTGTAGAGCCACTAGGTATTTCATCATGCCAACGCTCGTTCTTTCCTGTAAAAACAGGTATGTCATAACGACTAGTGAACTTTCTGATTGGCTCTCCCTCGTACTCCTTTACTTTGACTCCAGCTTTATCAAGCATGTCTGCGTTGAATGTATCCAGAGTTATCTGTAAAGAATACTTATCAGTTGACTGCCCTTGATAGGTATCAAACTGAGTAAGTGATGTGTTAAAAATAGTGGTTCCTTGTACTAACATATTATCTCCTATGTCTTATTGGTAATTAAACTGCCATTCTAGATTGGCTACACAATCAGCGTAACCAATCAGGTATATCTCTTTGTTAGCAGCTTCTGCTTTATTATGTAAAGTAAACTTTCTTATGGGTCTATCGTGTTTACAGTCAAGCCAGCCTTGCTTATAATACTTAGGCTTGTCACTTAAATACTCAGACTCATCCTCCATGTTTACCATACCATAATCTGTCATTAGTTTATTGTATGCTTACTATCAAACACTCCATCTACAAAGTTCATACCACCTTTTATTTCACTAAAGGGTAGCTGTTCTAAAGCTATAGACAGTAATCGTTCTGTTGAAAAACCTTCTACTTTATCGTAAGCATCCTCAACTGTCTTACTAGGTACACTTAATATAATATCCATGTTGACTATTACATCGTGCATCTTTTTTCTTGCCATTTAACACTCCTATTTTAACATAGTATTTAACTATTAAACTACCACTTACCAAACAAAAGTTTAAATAACTTAGGAGGCATGTCACCATAAGTTTCTTGAAAGGCAGTTTTAACTGGTACTCTTGGTAAAGTATTACCTGTCTTTTGACTTGGCTTAGATAGTTTCTTGTAGTCTCTAGTTTTCTTCAGACGAATCCATAAAGTTTTAGGGGATAAGCCAGTTAGTTCTGCTAGTTCTTTTATTGTTACTATTCTACCATCATCAAGAGTGTAGTATTTTCTTTTATTATTCCAGTCGTGTGTCTTTGACATCTTCCTCCTCATCTCTAGGTTTAGGAATCATGTGAGGATTTTCTTTTTGATAGCGTTCCCAGTATTTTAGTGAAGGCTCAAGTCCTTCTTCTTCTAGCCATAATACATATGCTCCCATGTAACTCATTCGTTTTCTCCTATATTAATTAAATTAAACTCTGGTTTAAATATATGCCATGTTCCATCCAAACAAGGTGGCGTATTTTCCATGATGAATCTAGTTACATCAGTAGTAAAACATCCCTCTCGCTCATCCGAAGCATGGTAACATTTATTACATTTATACATATACTAATCTCCTATGGTTGGTATATAACTTGCTCTGATTCTTCAAAAGCTTCTACTAATGTATAGCCTCTTTCATCTTCATCTTTTAAATTGCTATATCTAGCACAGCATATCTCACATTGTACAATCTCTTCTACTTCTTCAGCATTGTATGTTTCATCTGTGATTTCAGCACAAGCTCGCTCTTCTTTTTGGTAGTCACCTCGCCATAGTCTACCCTTAGCTATTTCTTCAGCGTCTACTTCATCAGCAGCTTCTATTTCATCATCAAATTCAAAAGACTTTTCTACATTTATTCTGACTGTGTATGTATTCATGCTGCTAACCTTATGTTTTCTAGCATAGGTAATACTTTCCTTACCTTCTGCTCTCTAGTAATGACAGTAGCTGCTTGATTAGCTTTGTTTCTAAACTCAGCGTGACTACTCCAGTCAGTCAATGTATTGTACAACGCCCACAAGTTAGCACCCATGTCATCTTGGTACTTAGCATAGATGTTATGTAGGTATTCACCTAGCACCTTGCTCTCGCCAGCTAAGTTAATGAACACATTATTAACCTGCAACTCATTGACTGGTATATTAGGATACTGCTTCCAGTACTCTGCGTTCTCTGTGTAAGTACCTAAGCTCATCCTAAGTTTGTTGACTGCAACCTCTGGCTCTAGACTCTTGGTATGCTTACCATAGAAACTAGAAAAGAAATTACCTATCACTTGTCCATTTAAACAAGCAAGTCTAAGCGCACCTACTAGTGACATGAACTTCCAACTGCCATCGTAACTATTAAGAACAGAAATCTTTAGGTCCATTGGGTCATCCTTTCTAATT